TTGCATTTCTTCTTGTTCTTGTTTTTCTGTTTCAAGAATTTCATCTAATATTTCTTTAGACATATCTTTCTGTGTCCACATCCAAAACTGTTTAGCATCTAACAATCCTAATTGTATAAGGTCTAACGCTTGGTCAAACCTACTTGCTCTACTCTCAGGCATTGAACTTCCCGGTACATATCTATAATCCATATCATCATCTAATTGCGATGGATGAATATCATAGAACTCATACCCTGCGCCACTCTCATTAAATTTTCTAACTTCAATTGGTTGCTCATAATTATTTTTAAGTAAAGATAAAGTTTGCTTATAAACATCTATCATTGTATCGCTTCCTACTTCACGTTCCTTTGTACGTATAATTTGCTGTGATGCCTCTTGTAACTGACTTATTGCTCTTCCTGACGTTACACCTGAGGGATTTCTACCCTGTGTAATGTCGTGAACTCCACTTACTTGGTCAGTAATCTTTAATAGGCTATCAGCCAAAGGTATAGTAGATGAACTTATATTGCCTGCCGGAACTCTTGCTATTGTTTGAGCCGGTGTATCTGTATAAAATATTTGTCCGGGTTTATCTGATGGTCTGCTTCCGGGGTCTTTAACAACTCCTTTACTTACAACCCAAGCAGGATTACCATGATAAATTAAATTGTCAACACCTTGAGATAATAAAATACTACATCCAACTGCAAGAGGCTCTATTATTTCAGGTTCTCCTTTACCCCAAAAATGATGCTCATCTGCATAATTTTTAAACATTGCAACAGGAATAAAAGGATAAGGTGCTTTAACCCTTTGTAGTAATACTTTATCGCACCACGTTGCCAAAAATAATTCCTCTCCCTCCCAATACCATGTTTCTTTTAATAGCGCTTGTCCATCACCGTAGTCATAATCATCAACTTCACTTAAAGGTGTTTTCTCCATATAATCAGTTCTAACATCCCCTGATGCAACACTTGTGTGAGTTGCAGTTGTTACTTGCCCTACACTATCAGCCTCAGGCATCCTTACAAAAGACCTATAAGCATCCATATTCCCTTCAGGCTTAACATACTTACCATTAGGAAACATATCTCTTATGTCTTTTATATATGTTGGATTAGCAAAAGTAATACACTTAGCATTCTCTATTGATGTTGCCAACGGGTCAACAAAAACAGTATATATATCCGGAACACTATAATTAATACTTCCATCTTCAATAATTGTTTTCAAAAAGCCATTACCATAAACAAGACCATCTTTTTTCATAGAACGTACTGCTCTATTACATTTAGACTTTTCCATTTCAATTTCAACTGCCTCTTGTGATACTTTAGCAGATTGTATTTGGTCTTTCCTTTTAGGCATTACATCTACCTTAGGAAATCTATCTGTCATAATAGAATAAATACTTTCAACAGTCGAGTGAATAACGTTAGCCACAATACGGGATTTGTATTTAGGAAGTTTAAAAGGTTTAAAAAAGTCACCATTATATAACTCCTCATTACGTCTCCATCTAAGTATTTTATGCGACCTCGCCTTCTCAGATGCTTGGAACATTTTATCTAAATACTTTAAATTTTTCCTATCTTTATCAGAAGGACTATACCCGGCTATCTGAGTTACCTCAGCACCTTGAGGTATTGATGCATCGTATTTATCCATTATTTTTTAGACGCTTTACTTGATACCTTGTTTGCAATATTTTTAATAGCCTGCTTTTCATTATGAGCAGGATTAGTTTGTGTATATCCTCCAACAGGCATACCACTTCGATAATGCTCATCCCCACCAAAACTCCTGTCCATCTTTGCCTGCATTTCTTTTCTTTTTTTCTCTAATAATAATTTATATTGTTCTTCAGAAATTTTACCATCATTGAATTGAGCCTTTAAATCATTTTCAACAATCTTAAACATCTCTTGTCTTTCAATTGCATGATGCATATCAGGGGGAAGTCTTTTATAATCTCTTGTAGAGCCACCCGGATTTTTAGATGGGTCTTGTTCTAATAAATTTCTATTGATTGCCTCAACATCAGTTGGTCTTTCTTTCTTTTTTACTCTTACAACTCCACTCATTTTTACTCCTTATGGCTTAGGTAAACTTCCAACGGAAGTTACATTTTTAGATTTTATTTTTATTTTAGTTGATATTTTAGTTCCTTTAACTTTTTTAAGTTTAATAACTCCCGGACTAAATTTAATTAATTTTATTTGAGTAGGTCTTGCAACCTTACCTTTAAATTTTTTAGTAGATTTATCACTTTCATACCCATATAGTTCTTCTAATGCCATAATTACTCCTTTAAATGCTTGTATTTTGTTTTTCCATCACTTTTAGTGGCTACCGTTATTTTTCCCCTATTTTTTCCATTTACAGCAACGTAACTAATATGTATCCACCCATTAGGTAAAAATTCTGATATACATTGGTCAAAAGGAAGATTTGAATTGGTAATCCAATCAAAGCATTCTTGTAACTCCACCTTATCACCTAAAAATTTAAAATCTACTGCGCAATCACCGTTCTTTGCCATATGTTGTGACTTGGATGAGCCTCCGATAACCTCGTTAAGTTTAGGACATCTATAACCTGATGTCACTCTAATTGGCACTCCAAAGTGTTCTCTGATGGGGTCAAGAACGTTTTTGCACAATTCCTTCAATTGCACCTCCTGTGCTTTTGTAGGTTTATTTTTTATACCCTGCCTAATCGCAGTTTGCGACTTGGTGAGTTCTTTAAGACTAAAATATTTTGAGAATGAACTTTCCTTCATTTCCCCTTTATCTATTATCCCCTGTAATAAATCAATAGCCTCTTTAATTTTTCTATCCATTAAAATCTTTTCTGCCTTCTATCCATCTTCTTAGAAAGCCTGTTATATTTTTTTTCAGATATTTCTCTTTCTTTTCCACCTAACTTACCAACCTTATGGGTTGTATAATATTTACCATCTCTTTTATATATCTCTCTATGTGATTTTACTTTTGGTTTGTTGTTTTCATTTGAAGATTTTTTATAAACAGTTCTTCTTTGCTTTCTTACTCCATCGCCTAATGTATCATAGGTAACCTTTGTATTACTTTTTTTAGTACCTGTTTCTTTTTCTTCTATCCTCCAACCACTATTATACCCATCCATCCCATATGTACGTTTACTTTTACCTTTATCACGTATTTTTTGACGCTTTGCTTCATTTGTTTCATAAATAGATGCCACTATGCTATTCCTTTCCAATTATATTCCCAATCGCCATTTGGTTGTTTCTCCTCCATAACCAATTCATCAATTTTTTGTTGCATATATGATTTCTTTGGCTTTGGTTTGTTTGGTGCTATAACATGACTAAGCATATACCTGCAACTGTCAACTGCGTGGTCTTCAAGTGTAGTATCTACGTCTTCGGGGTTTTTGTCGCACCTTATCATCTCAGGTATTGTTCTTATTAAATTAGGACAAGTACCTTTTATTACATAAAAAGATGGCATGGTTTTATCTGTGTAATGCATTAACTGAGCCATATTTTGCCAACCATTCACACGTGAGTTATTGGCTTTCATAAAAGAGGGGATATAATCGCTTAGGCAATCAGCGATTGAACTGTCAGTATAAGCACTAACCTCAGGACTATTCCATGCCATAGGATTTCTTGCCCACATAGATGGGTCGCCTAATGCTAAAGTAATATTTCTTTCTCTGTTTCTTGCTTGAATAAGACTACCCCATTCAGCAGGATGCCTCTCTGTTCCATATAATTCATCATACACAAATACCGTTTTATCATCTGTAACCTGACACCATAAAGCACTAAATGGATTTGCAAATCCCCAATCTATCCCCATATAATGAGTGTTGTTGTATTTGTTAAATCCAATCTTCTCTGCCTCCTCACTATCTATAACGTGTATTTTTGTATCCCACTCTGCAAAATACTGTCCTGTAAAAATATTCCAATCACCTAATAGCCATGCACTACGCAATGGTTCAGGCAATCCTTTTAAATAGTTTACATAATCAGGGTCTTTCTCCATAAGTGTAGGGTTGTCATAGATGGTAGCCGGTATATACATCCTTAAACGCTTGGTTATAGGGTCTTTATATGGCTTTTCATGTTCACCTACATCTACAAATCTCCTCTTAACCCATGTATGTCCTTTACCACCCGGATTACAATTGAGCATTACCTTTGGTGTTAGTTCGTCTACAGTTGACCTGCACGATGATATTAGTTTGAGGTAACTCTCCTCACTTGGTATTTGGGTGGCTTCTTCAATTAAAATTTTCTGATACTCATGACCTTGGTACTTGGTATAGGCATCATCTGATGATAGATGTCCACACCTTATAACAGCACCTGATGGAAAGCGTACCTCAGCAGGTTTACCTACTACCTTTGCATATGGATAGAATGTCCTTGCTCTTGAAATCCAATCTGTTAAATCCTCTGCATTACGTCTGATAACAAGACCTCTGAACTTAGGATTGTCAGTATAGTCAAGTAGCCATGCAAGTCCTACCATGGTCTTACCACCACCTCTGCTACCACCAAAGCATAGTTCATGCAGTCCATCTACCTCTAATGCCATAGTCTGTTTTCCTTCATGAGCCTTCCATATGACATTACTCATCTAATACATCCTCTAATTGAGGTAGGTCTTCATCTAACTGCACCTTCTTCTTCTCAGGAAGTACCACATACCCTTTATTGATGTCAGCATCTATTGTCAACTCCTGCTGTTTTAGTGTTGGATATGCACGTGCTATCACTTCTTTGGCACAGGCTACTGCTTGGTTATGCTCATCTTCAGTACCAAGTGTATTAGCCACTTCAATCATCTTAGCCATTAGGTCTGATACCTTAGGGTTATCCCTGAACTGCTGTGCTATAGATGAACTGCCTACAGGTCTACCATTAGGATTACCTGAAGTGCCTTTCTTGAATGTACCATTGTTGTTACGCTTATCAGCCATTGAGATTTTCTCTATTGTATGCATTGTTGATTACCTTCTTAACCTTACTGACATACTTCTTACCTAACTTCTGTTTAGTCATCTGCAACATACCTGCCTTATATCCTTCATCATAAGACTTGGCAATACTGTTAGTGATGAACCTGAATGCTACCTTGTTACGTCTCAGCAAAGCAACTACAACTCTTGTATAATATTGTTTAATTCTTCTCTTCATTCTCAGGGTCTATATAGCCTATAATCACACCATCCTTATCATTATATTCATTGGTGTATGGATAGTTATCCCAATCCATTGAAGTATCTAATTCAGGCATATTTTTATCTTGTTCAGGTTCTAATGGTTCTGCTACTGTGTTAATATCGTAAGTTAACTTCATTGCATCCATATTAGACTTGACGCCTGACTTAAAAAATACGTAAGACAGGGTGCATCCTAAAATAATACCAAATGAAAAGATAAATAGTTCTGACATGATACTTATTATATGACATTAAATAGTATTTAGTTCAGAGAAAAATACTTCAAGTGATACTTTAGGTTCAAAATAATGGTTTCAGAGTGCAAATAATTCCTGTAAATGAACCTGTTATTTCAGGATTAAAATATTGTTAAAATTAATTATTTTCCTTCGACAAACTATATTAAATAAAAAAAAACTACCTACTTATATATATTTATTATTATATTTAGTTATGTTAATTAATGAAAATTCAATCAATGAAAGGTCAACAATGAAAAAATCCAATTCAATAAAAGATATATCTAAAAAAGTAACTGATGGTATTATTTCCTGTCTAAAAAAAGGAATTATTCCATGGAAATCAGGCTGTAATAATCTTGTGGCAGATGCCAAAAATTACGATGGCAATGTTTATAGAGGAATTAATAGATGGATATTAAATGCTCAAATGATGCTAAATAATTATGAGGCAAATACTTGGATAACTTTTAATAGATGTCGTAAGGAAGGTGGCAATGTAATTAAAGGTTCTAAAAGTACAACTATAGTATTTTGGAATTTTAAGTATATTCCTGATAGTGACTGTACTAATTGTGGTGGTGACTTTAAAGTTGCTAAAAAAATACAATGTGATTGTGGCAGGAAGATACCTTACTTAAGAAGTTTTAATGTTTTCAATGTATGTCAAACTTCATTATTTGATGCTGAAAAACATATTCCAAAACCATCAACTGAAACTGTAGAAACTAATACTGCAATGGCTGAACAATTAATCCATGATTGGGATGGTCAAGTTGATATAAGATATGGCTATGATAATTTATCTCATCCTTATTACTCTCCTATTAGTGATTTTATTAATATTCCCTTTGGTGAAGGTGTTGAGTGGGTTAACGAGGAATGCCTACATAAAACTACATTTCATGAAATGATGCATTCTACAGGTCATAAATCAAGATTAGATAGATTTGATAAGGCTGTAATGGATGGTGTTGATGCAGGAAAACTTCATAATAGAGGTCAATACTCTGCTGAAGAATTAGTTGCTGAAATGGGTAGTCAAATATTAAGCGATGCGTGTGGCTTTAAAACTGAGCAATTAGAAAATACAAGTGCTTATATAGGTTCATGGATAAAATGCCTAAAAAACAATGAAAATTGGGTTATTTGGGCATCAGGAAGAGCAGAAAAGGGTGTAGATATGATACTTAATAATTCAATGGAAGGTGGTAAATAAAATAGGCGCAGAAATGCGTCTCCTGATGTGTGTCAGGACTGATGAGTTCAAGAGAACGAAACGCAGAAATTTAATTAAATAAGAGGGTGAAAATGAATAAAGAAAAAAAAGAGATGTACTTAAAACAAACTTCAAATGTAATTAAAATAGGTGGATATGATGCTATTAAATTAAGTTTATCTGATGTACTTGTTGATGGTCAAACCCACGTTAATATCAAAGTTTTGCATGATGGTATTGGTGAGGCTGTTGTTACTGAATTATCAGGTAATAATATTAGACATACTTATCGAGATAGACGGTCTGAAGATATGGTTTCTTCAATGAACTTCTTTGGTAAGTCTGAAGTTCCAAGATTACAATGGAACTGCGCAAGATATACTCTTGGTGAAATGGCTATTAGAATGCTTGAAGAAAAAGCATTAGAAGAGTTAAATCATTATTATTATGATGGTACTGATAAAAATGATAGAAAAAGATACTCTAAAAGAGCATATCATAACATTGATGAACTGTTGGGTGAATGGGATGTTGAACTGTTAGGCTATACTTCAACTACAGGTGTTAGTTTAGACCTTGCTGAAGACTTGCTTAATATAGTTAGCAGGGATGCAGGGTGGTATAGTTCAAAGTTTAAAGTAAAAGCAAAACAAATAGCAGGATGTGGTGAAGATGGTGAGGGTGATTTAGATACTAAATATATTTGGATTGCCAACGATAAACATACTTTGTATGGTGGTGATATTGAGGCTATTTTCATTCATCAAAAACGCTTTATTGAAACAAATAAATCAATTGGCTTTAATGGTGATAATATTAAAGAAGACATCCCTGTATTAGATGCCTTTTTTAATTGTTCTTCTGTTAAACTAAGTATAAGCAAACTTGCTAAACGTGAAAGAAAGGCACGTTATGACTTCTGTAAGAGTGAAAGACAAAAACTTGCTGATACAGGTGCAATTCAGGAAGTATTGGCTCATACTTATGATACTATCATTAATAAAAGAAGTAGACAGTATGGTGACTTAGGTGAGTTTACAATGTTAGGTGTTAACAAGGATGGTGGCGATAAAGTTAACTATTCTAATAAAGATGAAAGATTAAGAGGCATTGATGGTTCTTTATTAAAAGACATTGTAAGAAAGGGATGTACTGAAGAAATAAGAACAGATAACTCAATTTCTTCTTATTGGGGTGAAGACTTTGATTGTGGTTTTGAGGTCGGAAATAACGTTGATGAATGTGTTGAAAATTGGGTTAATCAAAAATCATCCTATAATACGTTTGAAATAGACGTAAGATTTGATGCAGGTATTCATCGTTTAACTTCATCAGATAGTGCATCCGGAATAAGAGTATCTATAAGAAGTGATGTATATTCTTCAGGTTGGGAAAATCCTGCTGTTTTAAAGGCTTGTAGTAAGCAGGGTTATGGTTTTGTTTATCAAGGTATATCAACTGAGAATGACAGGTCTTGTGGTGCTTTAACTAAATACTGTGCTAACGTTAAAACTTGCATGAAACATATTGAGACATCTATCTCTGAGCAATTTGATAGGAATGAATGCTATATTGATAGGTATCTTAAAGAGCAGGAAGACATTGCAATAAGACACGCTGAGTTAGATAAAGAGAAAAAAGAGTTACAAGTTAATAAAGATGCATTATTAAGTAAGATTGATGTTGACTGTTTTTGGTTAGTTAATGAACCTTCAATACATCTTGATGAGTGTTGGGTTGATTGTGATGGTTCAAAAGCAGAACTACGTTTCAATATTGCTACAACTTATAATGGTGCAGGTAAAGGTTGGAAACCACAGGATAATGGATATAGAGTTTGTCTTTCTCATGATGATGAACTTGATGGTCAGGTTGTTGTTGCAATTAAAGATTGTGATACTCCAAGTCCAAGCACATCACAGTCAGTTGTGTCAGTTCCTGATGTAATGTTAGATAAGGCTATTGTTGACCTTGTTAAAAGAAGAAATGCTGTAAGAAATGCATATAATACTTTTCTTGATATGGCTGAGGATAACCGTTACATTGAGTTTGATAAGAATGGTGACCTTGCAGGTGTTAACGCTATGAAACATGAAAAAAACCTTAAGAAAAATGGTTATACTTCTGAGGCTATTGCTAAAATAAATAATGAGGAAGTTGGTTTCTAATACAACCTAAACAGTAGTACATAATTAAACCTCCTTAAATTAGTTCTTTTAAGGGGGTTTTTTTATGGTTTAATGTAATGCCTATAGTGATTAATAATATGTTGATAAATCCACCAACACCTTCTGTTATCTGAATAATCTAAAGCAACTTGAGTGTACATCTTATACAAGTCTTTAATGTCTCTGTATTCTTCTCTTACTGTGAATGGGTGTTTTCTGTTTTTACCTGCTGAGTTTTTATACTCAGGTACTTTGAATGTTTTATACATCTATTTTTTCCAACGCTATGTTAAGTGGGTATTTATTAAAGTCTTCTTCATTAATAGAAATCTTGTATTGGTTAACTATATCTTCCATAGGTATGAAAGCAACTTTGCTATAATCAGGTGATGCAAACGCATACAAGTCAATAGTGTTCTTTGGGTAACTATACGCTGTGCTTTTTTTAGAACTATATGACATTGCTCTCCTTCTTAATTGAAATGTTATTGAGGGTCTATTCCCTTTATACGTTGAGGTCTTAACCTGAACCTTATATAAGTTTTCACCTTTCTCTACTATGACATCATAAGGAAGTTGTCCTGTTACTCTATAAGCGTTGTATCCATCCATGATTGCCACATAACAAGTAAGGTGTTCTCCTGCATGACCTATTGCGATGCTATTTTTTTGTCTCACTAACTACCTTTTTTGCAGTCTCATAACTTACTATAAACTGATGCACAACTTCTAATAATTTATTTTCATAAGACATATCTGCTTTTGATATGCCTTTCCAAAACGCTTTTATTTCTGCATCTCTTACTGCTGTGTCAAGGTTGTTAAGCAATCTTTCAGGGTCAACAAATTTTGCTTTCATTATCATCTTTTAATTCCTTGTACTTTTTTTCGTAAACTTCTATAAGTTCTTCAATTTCAAAATTGTACCATTTTTTCGGTGACCTAAACATTAAATATAAACTATCCCACTTATCCTTTCCATACTTTTCTATAAACCAACTGTTATATGGATATGGGTCATTGTTGTGTTTGAAATTACATGGATAGCATTGTTGGTGACAATTATCTTCATTCCATCTTGTTGCATAATGTCTTCTTGAAAATAAATGACCATTGTTTGGTTGGTTAACTGAGCCACAAATAACACAACACTTATCTCTTTCTCTTATATATAAAGAGAAAACCTTATCTAATTTCTTGATAAGTGTTTTTCTTGATGGCTTTTTTGGGATAAAATCCCCTTTCAAATTTAGTCTGATTAATGAGAGAGGAAAAGCAAGTCCGACAAACATACGAGAAACTTACGAGTTATCTGATGTTTCTTGCTCTTCCTCTTTTTTTTTAAGTTCTTCCATGCAGAGTTCTGCTACACGATTACCTGTATCTTTTGATGCCTGTAATCCATCTAATGCGATTGCGTAAAGTTTTTTAATCTTCTCTAACTCTGCCGACAACTTCTGATTTTCTTGATAAAGAAGATTTAAAATGGTATATCTACCTCTTTAACATTATCAACTGTTTTCATATCTGATTTAACAGGTGAATATTCAGTAGATGCAAGAGTGTTTAGTTCTTCTCTTTTATCTTGTGGTATCCAAACTGTATCATAATACTTGTCATCTTTTGGATTTTTTTCTTGAGGCGCTGAAACAAACAAACCATTTACACCATCAATCAATTTACATCCCTTTATTTCAAAACCATCTTCTGTTACTAAAGTAAAAAACGCTACTATTTTACCCCACGTACCTGTACGCATTTCCTTAATCGTCATTTAACTCTCCTTTTTATTAATTCCACCATCTTTGCAAAGTTTTCCTTTAAGATGGTCTATTTCGTGTTGTATTACTATACTATCAAAACCACCAAATTCTTCTTGTCTTTCAACTCCCCCTTCATCAAGGAATTTAATGGTAATTTTTTTATATCTTCTTGTTCTATAATCTTTGTTAGGCTTTAAAGATAAACAACCCTCATTAAAATTAATTATTTCTTTTGAATGTTTAACTATTTCAGGATTAATAAAACCTCTCCATTTATTACTTATTTTTGCTATAAAAACAGAGCCTGTCAATCCTATTTGGTTTGATGCAAGACCTACAGGATTTTTGCTTTTAATAGAACCCCAATGTAAAGCAGTTAATAATTGCTTAATATATATCTTCCCTGTAATAAGGTCAACCTCTCTGCTTTTCTTTTTTAAGAAATTTAAGTCCTGTTCGTTTTTATATAGTTTAAGTTTCATATCTTTTTAAATAAATTAATATCAATGTAGTAGCAAGGCTCTAAATCTTCTTTATCTCTTTGAGTTAAAAACCTACCACCCCACCTTAATGAATGTTCCTCTCCTTCATCTTTATAATAATAAATACCATCCTGAAAACCAACCACAAGAAAAAATGGAAGTCCTGTTTCTTTAGCAAAGGCTCTACCCTCTTTTATTTTATGTAAACTAATCATGTATTCTAATTGAGTTGTGTAATATATGTTCCTGCATTTAATTTCTACCCATCCAACTATATTATCTTCCCTACACATTGCATAATCAATCACATCTCTATACGACATATCTTTACAGGAAACCTTCCAACTTCTTTCTATTACATCAGCAACCTTCTTCTGTTTTGCTTTATGTTCTTTTGTTTCGTATGTAGGTCTACTCATATTCTTTTAATTTAAATACTCTTTTTAATTCACTCTTCATTCTTGGCTTAGGATGGTAATGGTAATATACGTTAACAATACTTTCCCATATATCTGTTGCTATTTTATACTCTTTTAATTTAGCCTGACAGGTTGTTGCTTTAATCCATCCTTTTTTACATTGCAATGCACCTATCCTTACTACAGGCTCATCAGGATTATAATCATTATAAAGCATTGCATATGCTGTTAGTTGTAAATCAACTTGTTCTGATAATTGGTTTGAGGTTTTATAATCAATCAACCAACGTTCCCATTTATCTTTCTTCTCATTATAAATATCACAAACCAAGTCAGCAGTTCCACACCAAGAACGTTTTTCGTTGTATAAATTAACCTCAGTCTGCACCATTTTTTTAGGTACTCCATTGTTCCACCATTCAACAAAAGATATAATAGCCTTAAGCATCTTTCTATTTATATTAACTTTCTTGTTTCTAATATGATAGTGGTTTTCATCAGTCCAATCTATGTCCTCACCATTAACAAGTCTTTCTAATATGTCATGTGTAACGTTTCCTAATTGAACTGCTTTTTGAAGTTCTAAATCAGCCTTATATCCCTGCTTTAGTTTCCACTCAGTAAGGAATGGTTTGTGTATTACATTTAATATAGTTGTTACTGATGCAACAATATGTTTTTCTGTTACCTGAACCCAACGACCATTTGAAGTGTTTAAATATTCATACATTATTTTTTCCCCTTTTCTTCTGCTAATTTTTTTCTATATTCACACTCCATCACAACAAGTTCAGCAGAACGCTCATGGGTAACGTCTTTCCTTTTTTTATACCAATGCCAAACATCATTATTACTACAGTTTCTTATTTTGGTTTGTAGTGGCAGGAACTTCTCTTCACGCCAAGCAAGTGAGGTTGGAAGGGGTGAATTTCCGGAAACCTCACTTTTTACAACGCTTGACGTTTTGTGTGTGGGTAAATCAAAAGCCTGTTCATTTGGGTCAGCAAAATCTACCTCCGAAAATGCAAATTCATGTGCATCTATTAATTTAAGAACGCAACGGTCTACCCCTCTCTTCTCAGCCATGCATCCATAATATATATTTTTACAATTTTTACTGTCAGCCTCACCAATAGAAGAAATTGTTATTTCATCTTTCCTCATAGTTACCAAAAACCTTGCGAAGTCTCTTTCAGAATTTAAAATTTGAATACTCTCCATGGTTATTTTTTCCATGTTTGCTATTTTTTCACAAGCACTATGAGTTAATACTGTTTTTTTAGATTGAAAATGCTCATAATAATCATTGTGAATACCATCTTTAAGTTTATATTTTTTTATTAGTTGACTTATTGTCATCCTTCACCCCCTTTATTTTGTTATATATTTCTTCAAGTTCTCTTTGAAAATCATCATGTGGTTGTATAAATACTTTTTTATTTTTTTTGTCCATCAACCCTATCCTCTAATTTTTTTATCCTTAAATTAAATATTTCTAAATTCTTTTTTAACTCTTCGTTTTGAAACTTATAAGAATTGTTTTCTTTTTTCAAAATCTCTAAGTCTTCAAACAACAATTTTAAATAACTATATAACTGCTCTTTCTCTTTTATCTTCGTATACAAGGGATTGTCGTTTAGTTCCATTTTTTTTCTCCGGTTTTATTTCACCATCACAACAAGAACTGTCTCCTTTTAAATCCCACTCTTTATAAAAAGAACTCTCATTACAAGTCATACAATAACCTATAAAGTGACCTGATGTAGACATCTTATATTCTTTTAAGTTAATTTTCTTGCTTTTAGGTGTGTGTTTTATAACTTCGTCATCCCACCTTTCCTGTCTTAGATATGTTACAGGATGTGGAATAAATTGTTTTTCAGTTTCTAAGTATGCTTTTTTGCAATGTTCCACATTAATATTCTTTTTAATATGGTTGTAGTTTTTAATCCAATAATCTAAAGCAGATGCTTTTCCTGTTTTTCTTGGATAAGTTTTATACCAAACAGCAAATTCTTTTTTCTTCTTTATTATATCTTCTTTATTATTGGTAGAAACTTCTTTCACCACCCCCACGAAACTTCTTTCACTACCCCCTGTGAAACTTTCTTCACCACCTCTTCTCATTTCATTTAACACAGCAGGATTAATAGATATACAT